CTAACGGCTCTGGCGTATTGTCGTTTGAAGCCGTAGGCGGCGGGAACGTAATAGACTTCGTGGCTAGTGGCACACTGCCCAACGGTAAGCCCGTTGTCTTAAAGTCTGATGGGACTATTGAAGTGGTGGCTTCGGGAGGCGCATCAACTGTCATTTCAGCAGGAAGTCCAACTGTATTTGAGTCAGCAGATAGCGAATGGAACTCAGTCACTAGGTTAACCGACACTACAGCTATAGTGACTTATAGGGATAACGGTAACTCTGGCTACGGTACTGCTTGTATCTTAACTGTTTCCGGTAGTTCTATTACATCGGGAACTCCCGTTGTGTTTGAGTCTGCATCCACATATTACATCTCAGTCATTAGGTTAACCGACACTAAGGCTTTAGTGGCTTATCAAGATCGCGGTAACTCCAGCTATGGTACTTCTGTTATCTTAACTATTTCTGGTACCTCTATTTCAGTAGGGACTCCAGTTGTGTTTGAGTCAGCAAGCACTGAATACATCTCAGCCGATATGTTGACCGCCACCAAAGCTATAGTGGTTTATAGAGATGCACCTCCTACCTATGGTACTGCTTGTATCTTAACTGTTTCTGGTACCTCTATAACAGCAGTGACTCCAGTTGTGTTTGAGTCTGATTCCGTATACTACCCCTCAGTCACTGCGTTGAGCGCCACTGTAGCTTTGGTGGCTTATTATGATGCGGCTAACTCTCAAAACAGACCATTTACTGCTGCTGTCTTAACTGTTTCTGGTACCTCTATCTCAGTAGGAACTCCCGCTAATGTTACGACAACAAGCGGAACTGGAGCGCATATTGCAATCACTACATTGAGTACTACTAAAGCTTTAATAGCTTTTCAGGATAATGGTAACAGTGGCTATGGTACTGCTGTTGTCGTAACTGTTTCTGGTACCTCTATCTCAGCAGGGACTCCACTTGTATTTGAGTCAGCAGATACCGAATACAGCTCGGCCGCTACGTTGACCGCCACTAAAGCTATGGTGGTTTATAGGGATAACGGTAACTCTAACTATGGTACTTCTGTTATCTTAGATGTTGATAATACCTCTATCACAAAAGGGACGGCAGTTGTGTTTGAAGCCGCCGCCTCAAGGTTTATCTCACTTACTGGGTTAACTCAATATAAAGCTTTAGTGGCTTATGAGGATAGTGCTAACTCTAAGTATGGTACTTCTCGTGTCTTAGATAATGTGGTAAATACAAATCTAACATCAACAAACTTTGTAGGTATGTCTACAGCGGCATACACCAACGGGCAGACAGCGTCTGTTGCTGTATTAGGGGGCATATCCAGCAATCAAACCTCGCTAACCATAGGCTCAACCTACTACGTAAAAATCGATGGGACACTGTCCACAACCGCAGACATTCCATCAGTAATCGCAGGTAAGGCGGTGTCAGCCACTACATTAATTTTGAAAGGTCTTTAAGCATGAAAACTATTACACTTAACTCTAACAACGTATCAGTCTATACTTTTGAGAATTCACATTCAGTTGTCTCAACTGCTGAAAACATCACTTGTCCGCACTTCATCATTGGTGACATGAACAGTAGCAACGCTACTATCCATACTGGCGCAACACCTCCAGCCGATTGGCAGGGTGGTCGTTACACCTTTGATGGTACTACGTGGGCCGAAGTAGCGGGTTGGGAAGACCCAAAGGTCGCTGAGATTGCTCGATTGCAAGCCGAGATTGACGCTTTATCTGCTTAGTTCGATGATAAGTTTACTGACAGAGATTAAAAGGCTCCAAAATGGCAACTGTTAAAGAAGCGTTATTAAAACTTGAAGCTCACGAAAGAGAATGCACAGTAAGATACACAAATATAGAAAAACGATTAGATGCGGGTAGCGACAGGTTTAAAAGGTCTGAGTTAATGCTATGGGGAATCTACCCCCTAATAATTGGTTTATTTATTGTGGAGAGGTTATAAATGACTATTCTATCTAGCCTTATTGGCCCAGTTACAGGGCTTCTTGACAAGTTTATTGAAGATAAAGATCAGAAGAATGCTCTAGCGCATGAAATTTCTACGATGGCCGATAAACACGCTTTAGAATTGGCTAAAGGACAGTTAGCGGTTAATGCTATAGAAGCGGCACACAAGAGCCTGTTCGTTTCTGGATGGCGACCAGCAGTCGGCTGGTGCTGTTGCTTGGCTCTCCTGTACAACACGATTTTATCTCCGGTGCTAAGTATTTGGTTCTCCGTTCCAGAAGTTGACAGCTCGCTACTAACGCCTGTTTTGATGGGGATGTTGGGTATGGGGGCAATGAGAAGTTTTGAGAAGTCCAAAGGCGTTCAGAGAGAAAAGTAATGCTAGCTGAGATAGCTGCGGCTAATGCTGCCTTTAATATTATAAAAAGCGCATTATCAAACGGCAAAGAGCTATACGATGTGTCGGCTCAAGCCACGCAGTACTTTGACAATAAGTCAGTCATTGTTAAGAAGGCTCAGAAGGGCGGGGGCAAAGAAGAGCTCCAGTGCTTCATGGAGCTTGAAAAAATTAAAGAGCAGGAGGAATGGCTTAAAGAATACATGATCTATGCAGGACGGGCAGACATGTATAAAGATTGGCTG